TTACATCTGCCGAACATAAGTGATGATTGCGAACATTCTTTCGTAGGTCGATGACCTCATCAGTTGGCTCGACATATCGTGTCGCCTTGCCGTCAACCCATGTGTATAGGTTGCCATCGGCATCCCACATTTCATCATTGTCGTCGGGGTTCATGTCGGTGTCCCACTCCGTCCAATAGATGTCATATCCAAGGTTTTCAAAGGCTTCTGATAGGCTATCGTACCCGTATTGCTTGGCAATGATGGTTGCCGATGCTTGGTCAGATGCATATTCATCGCCACCGCAGAAGCACCACCCTTCTGACATTCCCTTGCCGGTCACCGAACATTTGCGTGGGTATAGTTCGACCTCTTCCTCATAGTCAAGCACTATCTCTTCACCGATGTTGCAATTCCATATAGCTATCTGCTCATTAGCCTTGCCGAATGCAATTGCTGTATCTAAGTCATCGATATTCACGCTGATATCGTAGAACCATGTGCCATCCTTTAGCCACAGCCCGAACCATGTGTTATTGTCGTCACTGAGCATCAGTTTCTCAATGTGTTTAGTGCAGAAGAACACTGCGTTATCATACGACAGATTCATCTTAGATTCTGCGCCTTTAAGACTGACCATGTAGCCCGTTGTTGGGTTGATGTTACCGCTAGGTAGGTGAAGACTTCCGCCTCCGTTTTCTTGTGCATATTGCACGAATTGTTGTAAGTTCATGATGTTGCTGACGTGTAGGATTCGTCACCCCTTGGGTTATTATTTAATGATTATTTCGTTTGATATTAGTGCTAAAATTAATGATGCGACAAGCGTCCATATTGCTATTTTTATGCCTATGATTTCGGGTATAGATGTAGTGTATACAAGTGCTAAGATTATTAAGGCTATGCATAACAGCGCAATCCCTATTCGCATAATTATTTCGTCTATTTCCATGATGTCTTTTTGTTTAAAGTGATGATTAAAATGATAATGTTTACTAGTGTTGCAATCTCGAAGACTGCGAATAGGTGGATGTCTCTGACGAACATTGCGTACATCATTGCTGTCATACATAGTATCAGCGTGATTGATAGGATGGATTGTGTTTTCATTGTATTGCTGACGTGTAGGATGCGTCACCCCTTAGTTGTTATTGATATTGATTGATGATTGCGAACATTAGGCTCCTCCGATGAATAATTGACCATCGTCGAACCATGGCTCATACTCTCCATGGTCAGCGACCATATCGTCCAACTCAAAGAAGTCAGTAGATGCGGCTAACTTGTGGGCGTGAGACACAGCAATCACGGGTGTTTCGTCCCCGTGTATTGGATGCTCATAAAAGTCGATTACTTGACCGATGCTGTTGGTCATTGTGCCGTAGTGTGTTGGCTCTAAAGCCATCAATTTTGAATAGTTCATGTTACTTTGTTTTAAAGTTAGCTCCCCGAGTTGATTGCAAGTCTATTTGATGTCAGTTGCTGACTCTCGGGGAAAAATTGTGTGTGATTGTTTGTCGAGTATCTGCAGTGGTCATCCTATGACCTTCGCTCGCCTCCTCATAATGTGCATCAGCACTACTTATTCCTACATTCCTATAGTATATCCCTTACAAGGGACAGATAGTAAGTGAGTCACCATCTGTAGTCTAAGTTCATCCGTTGGTCGACTTATACTCAGTGTGCGACCTGTCAGTTATCTGTAATTACTACGAGTTGACGTTTGCTAGATGTGTCCACACATTGAAGGTGTAATAGTTTTACGTGCTATTTTCGGTTGCATTATGTAGGGGCGATTGTTTCGACTGATAGGTTGTTGCTGATATTACATCAGTGCCAAGCGAAGTGCATTCATCGTTGCCGTTGACCGAAGGACTAAATGTGAAAGAGCGGTGGAGTGGGAGTAATTCCGAATCCGAGGCAATACTACGGCGGGCAATTGGATGTACAAAGTTATAGACGGATTATCTTTGTAAACTTTTTGTTAACGATTGTAGAACCCTTACTGAGACTGCGTTACATGGGAATGAATTTCTTGTCAGATGTACATAAAATGATTGTGAAACGGACACTCTGAATGACAGCTAATGTAAAGTTTCTGTTAAAATGATATAACCCTAGATCCACATTATAAGCTCTATCTATACCATTGCATGAAGGCAAATCTCGAAAGGATATAGGTACGCGTATAATCAATTTAGAGCATACCATTTGTTAATAGATAGTTAAAGGTTCACTGCGTAATTAAATTACGTAGCACAATGTAGCAATGACGCACCTTGTAGAGGATGAGTGAGATTGGAGTGAGCAGTCTAAGAAATGTGTTATGATAGGTCAAATGTTGGCGGATGTAAAACAGACGCTCTCAGTCTGCCATCAATCGAATTGCATCCCAATTTGAACGTAACACACACAAAAAGTGCGCTCACAGTGAGCACCCATGGAGCGTCTACGTTAACGTCAAGTTAATGACATCTTAATAATACCATATATCAATTTAGTTTCGTATAGCACCCTCTCGACGATAGTAATACTATCAAGTGATACTATATGAGACGATAGTAATACTATCAAGTTCGCATAGAGTCAGTCTATATACTGACATAGTTTCTATAGAGTCAGTCTATAGGCTGACATAGACTCAGTCTATATATATACATAGTTCACATAGAGCAAAGCTATAGGGTGCCATAGACTCAGCCTATAGTATGACGACTCAGCCATAGACGTAATCTATAGTAGCCATAGTCAGCGTCTATATAACTACGTGTGTTCCATAGATTCTACCTATGCCACCGCCACCCAAAAAGGCAAAAGTTTTCACCAAATGTTAACAAATGCTGACCCCCGTGGGTCGATATTTTCTGACTTTCTACGGGCGGCGGGCGACGTAGAATGACCCTATTACCCGAACACTCTATACACGTAACCTTCAAAAATCCGTATCTTTGTAACATGAAACCGAAAATATACAAAGCGTTATCCTCTAGCCCGCCTAAGGCAAACGGGAAGTACTGCGCTCAAATCAAGCCCGCCCCAGGGCCAAATGGGTTAGGCAAAAGTGAAGGTCGACCGATTAATGATCTGATGATGGGCATCTCTAAGTTAGCAATTATTAACAAGATGAACAAGAGTATGCCGGTATCATCTTACTAACATATGTATTAAATTTATAATATGTTAAACATACATATGATTAAATTTCTTAATGTGTTGACCAGAGGGGGGAGCGATCCCCTCTTTTTTATGTTGATTTTGGACTTTTTATGTTGGCTTATGTTGACTTTGTGTAAGCTAGATCCGCTCCTATCTAAGGCTACGTAGAGATGTTAACTTTTTCTTCCTACTGTATTGAAAAAAAAATATATAATATAAATATTATTAAATAGTAATTTACCGTCCTAAAAATCGATTTTTCTACGTAACCCTTGGTATTGCTACATAAAGTCAACACAAGTCAAAATCAATCTCTACGTAGACCATACTGGTAAAGGGTTCTATCAACATGGCAAAAAAACGACCCTTGTAAATAAAGGGTTACAGCGAAATCAAATCGACATAACCCTTGGTATCACTAGCTTATTATAAAAATAAATATATGAAGGTAAAATATAGGAGATTAGGAAAGCAAAATGCACTAGGTTTGTCATACGAGGATGGGCTCATTGAGATCGACTCAAGGCTAAAGGGTAAGAAGCATTTAGAGATTCTGATCCACGAGGCTGTCCATTATCTTCTTCCTGAGATGACAGAGGATGGTGTGATCAGACTATCTGTTGGGCTGACCCATCTTCTATGGTCTGAGGGATACCGGAGATGTGAGATGGACGATAGCAAGCCGATGCAAGACGGCTCGTGAATGATATGTTAATTGTTTGTATGTGTGATGTTAATTCAAAACAGCTTTGTATATTTGCCGCACGATGATAGACAACGTCCACAGAAGGAGATTCAATACCATGCAGATGGTGCAGGCCGAGAGGGAACTGCTGGCAGCTGCGATGGAGATAGAGAAGATGGGAGACGATGTGAAGTTGCAGAAGGCACAGACATTCGTTGCAAAGGCGATGGAGCTTGTGGCGGACTATGTCGACGGGATAAATAGAACTAAATAAAATAGAATATAATGGCAATCGTAAAAGAGGTATCGTTTAACCGGGAGAAATTATACTCCGGAATTAATATTATAGCAGACGCTGTCAAGTCTACGCTTGGAGCAAGAGGCAAGACCGTCCTGATGGAGTCGGAGAACCACATCGGTGGGCTGACAGTAACGAAGGACGGGATCAGTGTCGCTAACGCAATAACACTGCTTGACCCGACAGAGAACCTAGCGGTTACCCTGATGAAGCAGGCAGCAGACAAGACTGCGACAGTCGCCGGAGACGGTACGACTACTGCGATCGTTCTGACTCAGGCTATCGTGCTTGAGGCACAGAAGCTGGTCAAGGAGCGAATGAACACAACAGAGATCATCCGTGCGATCCGTTCTGCATCAGAGGTGGTCACCGGGAAGCTGACCAAGATGTCGAAGCCTGTCTCAGAGAAAAACCTTAGATACGTAGCTACGATATCTGCCAACGGAGACAAGGAGATAGGAAGGATGATCGCAGACGCTTACGGCAAGGTCGGGAAGAAGGGGACGGTCACGGTCGATATGTCTCGCACGACGGACACCTACTCAGAGATAACGTCTGGGATGAGGGTCGATCGAGGATGGTCAGCACCTCAGTTCGTTACAGACACTGTCAAGCAGGAGTGCGTTATGGACGGTGCTCTGGTGATGGTCACCGATAAGACCATAGAGACACTCTCAAGTATCGAGCACCTTCTGAAGTATAGCATGGAGTCTAAGAGACCTCTGTTGATCATCGGTGAGTTGAGCGAGCACGCAATGCAGGCTCTGGTCATAAACAAGATGAGAGGGATCGTCAAGGTCTGCCATATCACACCTCCACAGTTCGGCTACCGCAGATCGGAGGTGATGCAGGACATTGCCTGTGCTACAGGTGCGAAGTACTTCAGCGATGCGACAGGTGATAACTTTGAGTTGTTCATGCCGGTCGACCTGGGCTACGCCAACAAGATCATCTGCGGACGTGGACACACAACGATCATGACAGACTCGGAGCACAACGACATCAGCGACCGCATAGCGATGATCGAGGAGGAGCTCGCCGAGCAGACCACCCCACACGAGGTGAACTTCCTGAAGGAACGGATTGCGTCATTGTCTGGCGGTGTAGGTGTGATATACGTCGGTGCCGGTACGGACATAGAGCGTAAGGAGAAGAAGGACCGTGTCGACGACGCAGTCTGTGCTACCGCTGCTGCACTTGAGGCCGGGATATTGCCTGGAGGTGGGATAGCATTGATGGACGTTGCCGCCAGCACGTCTTGGGGCAGCAACGAGAGCGAGCGTGTCGCATGGCATATCTTGCAGTCTGCGATGCTTGCACCGTTCAGACAGATACTCACCAACGGAGGGATACCATACGAGAACATTGAGAGAGAGATCAGATCGTCTGACCCGGGCACAGGATACGATGTCTCTGCGATGACGATAGGGAACATGGTCAAGATGGGGATAGTCGACCCGGCCAAGGTTACGATTAATGCGTTGGAGAACGCAGTGAGTGTAGCTACGACGATAATGAGCACCAACTGCATAATCACAAACGTAAGACAATCATAATGAACACACCAATGGAAATGATGCACGAGTACAACGAACAGCTGTTAGCAATGCTAAACGGGATCAAACATAACTACGAGGAGCTGAACAAGGCCGATCCGCACGAGGAGCACGAGAACACCATCGAGATGCTGGACGGGGCCATCTTCTATCAGGAGGAACTAAAAGAAACAACAAAAACAAAATAATATGAACTTAACATTTGGACAAGCAACAGAAGCTGCTAAAAGAGGGTTAAAGGTAGCCAGAACCGGCTGGAACGGAACAGGAATGTATGCATATATTGTGCCTGCAGCGTCATACCCGGCACAAACCGATGTGGCCAAGGCTCAGTTTGGAGATATGGTGCCATACCGTGCTTATTGGGCGCTGAAGACAGCCCAAAACGATATCGCTACATGGTCGCCATCCGGATCTGACTCATTGGCCGAGGATTGGTCAATAATTGACTAACATGGAGAAGCTGAAATATATAATCTCTATTGCGATAATGATGTTATCGTTGTACCCATTTTTCTGGTTCATTACGGGCGAACTGAATCCGTTGAATTGGTCGGTGTTAGCGAAGGTTATAGTGATAGTTTTAGAAGTATATATCGTAAAAACAGGCCTGTCTGTCTACAGAGATGAGAAAGTATGATAGCAATAAACAAATACATTGTCGTCGACAAGATAGTCGAGGATGTAAAGTCAAGCAGTGGTCTTATAATGTCCGCAGAGGACCAGTACGATGTAAGGTACAATAGAGGCATTGTTCACGTTCCTGGAACGGATGTGAAATGTGTACAGGCCGGTGACGAGATATACTACGACAAGGCCGCAGGGCACCAGGTTAGGATTCAGGGAGTTCTTCGGACGGTGATTCGAGAGATTGACGTCGTACTCTGTTTTCCTCGTTTATCTTCTTCGCAAGACCACGTCGAATAACCTTAGCGTGATTGTTCCGCTTGTTGTAGTTGGGTAGCGATCGGTAAGTCTCTGATATGGTCTCCTCTCCGAACAACTTTCGAAACATATGAAGCATAACTGCCTTCCCCTTCATTGTCAGACAGTACAGAGCGGCTTTGCCCGGCTTAGGCTTCCTAAACTCGTGAACCCATCCGTCCTTCATCAAACGGCGGAATCTGGTGATGTCCCATGGGAATGCTGCCTCGAATGATTTAAAATCCTTCTGTGCAAAGTATTGCTCGGCGTATAGGAACATCAACATATCGAGGTCTGCCTGGTTGATCTTGTGCTTCTCCTTGACATAGCGAGTGATTGGTCTCCAGTACTTAAATAAATTGGCGTGTAATTCAAATTCAAATTTCATATTGCAAAAATAATGATTAAGATAGTTATAGCGGTATTTATTTTGTTAATTTTTATCACATCTATTGCTGACATATCAGAAAGGTAGTGCTATCGTAACATATTTGTATGTGTATTTGTTACGAAGTATACCCCATACCCCCTGCGGGACTAAGTCGGCATCTAGTCGGCACTAAGTCGCATTATCAGGAATAATTGTGACGCAAAATGTTGCAATATTTGAGACTGATAATCCAATTATTTCGGATTATTGGTATATTTGCAATTATGAAGCACCTAGATATAGCAAAATCGCAGATGGGCAAGTGTGAGCTGCCAAAAAATTCTAACTGGGGTCCAGATGTCAAAAAATACCTAGCATCTGTAGGTATTACGTTCCCTGCAAGCTGGTGTATGGCATTTGTTTACTGGTGCGTTGACCAACATTACCCAAAAAATCCACTTACTAAGACCGGAGGCGTGTTGGCTCAGTGGAACTCATTGCCTAAGTCGATGAAGGTAAAGGTCCCATTGCCTGGCGACATATTCATCATGAATTTTGGAAACGGCCACGGGCATACTGGATTTGTTACTGCTGTAAATGGCGACAGGATAGAGACAATCGAGGGCAACTCAAATGACGAAGGGTCAAGAGAGGGTTATGAGGTATGTGCAAAACCTGGCGGACGTCCTATTTCATCGATCAAAGGATTCATTAGACTGGCGTAATAGTCATAAATTGTATCTATCTTTGCAACAAATAATATAAACGATAATGTTAAGCACACAATCTACAGATCAATCAACCTCTAACGGGGTAAGACAGTCAGCTCCATTGGCACCTACTGGAAGTTTTCTTACAAAAAGGGAGAAGACTATATCTATACCTGTAAGAAAGGTATCCCCAGACTCTACAAGAGATATTATTAGAAGAACGGAGAAGACTGTTTCTCAACGTGTAAAAAAATAGAACCATGCCATTAAAGAAGGGTAGTTCACAAAAGGTAATTAGCCAAAACATTCGAACAGAGATAAAGTCTGGCCGCCCTCAGAAGCAGGCTATCGCTATCGCAATGTCTAAAGCAGGTAAAACAAAAAAGAAATGAAAAATTTAAGCAGCTCATCTAATTCAGATTCAAGCGAGGTACGTAAGAGCACCCCATTAGCAGAAAGCGATTTCAAATACAACAAGAGACGAATTACTAACGCAGCCGTAGGCGGTGTGGTAGGGGCTGCTACAGGTTTTGCAGGTGTCCCTTCAAATAAAAGTGACAATAAAACAATTGTTGTTAATAACCCAAAAGACAATGTCAGATCAATAAACAGTAAGGCTGTTGGAGCTGTAACAGGCGGGATCATTGGTGCTGTGTCAGGGTATTTTGGAACATCAAGAAGAAAAAAATAAATGGCAGACAAGGCTAAAATGAAATGCAACAGCCCCGTGTCATCTGACAAGGCTGGGAAGAAGATGATGGTTAAGGCTTGCTCAAATGGGCAGGAGAAGCTCATCCATTTTGGTGCGAAGGGTTACGGGAACAATTACTCAGCCGCTGCTCGAAAGAGTTTCCGTGCAAGACACAGTTGCGACACGGCCAAGGATAAGATGACCGCACAGCATTGGGCTTGTAGCTACCTGTGGGGCGGACCTGGCAAGGCAACAACAAGTAGTCCTAAAAATAAACAAGGGAAATATTAATGAAAAAGGTAATCGAAAAAGCAAAAAAATTTGAGTCTAAGAAATCATTAGACGGTCCTATGAAGTTTCTGAAAGGAAATGTAGGAACTCACGTAATGCCTAATGGCAAGACAATGAAAGACAGTGCTCATAAAAAAACAAAAAAATAACATGAAAAAGAAAACGATCTCCGAATACGGAGGAAAAGAAAAGTACACATCTATGGCTGCAAAGGCCAAGCACGAGAAGAAGGAAGGCCCTAAGGTTGAGAAGAAAGAGTCTATGATGTGGAGCAAGAAGAAAAAATAACCGGCTTAGGCGACGTTGTCGCAAATGTTATAACCGTGACAGGTTTGTCACGGTTTGCAAAGAAGGATTGTCTCCCGTGTAAGCGTAGGAGAGAGATGTTAAACAAAAAATTCCCTATCAATGGCACTAGGACGAACGGCGAAGTATTACAGGGACAACCCGGAGGCCCGGAAGAAGCACCAGGACTATCAGAAGACGTATCAAAAGTCTCCTGACCAGGTAGCAAAGCGTGTAGAATTGAATAAATACAACCGTCAGCACGGAACTTATGGGAATGGTGACGGCAAAGATGCTGCACATCATAACGGCGTAATCACAGGCTACAAGAAGGCTTCGGCTAATCGTGGCAGTAAAAATGACTCTGCCGGCGACCGTCGTGCACGAGGTTCCAAGAAAAAATAATATCTTTGCAATATGGCATATCAAAAATTTAACAATGGCCGAATGGCCGCTATTGTAACATCAGATACTGATGGGGATTATATCCCACCTCCAGGTGTTACTAATACAGCTGCAGCTGGCACTTCTGCTACATGGACTCTTACAAGTACTGCAATAACAGCAATATCATTAAATGCTACTTATAAAGGATCAGGATACGCTACACCTCCGACCATAACAGTAACAGGCGGTTCTGGTACTGGAGCTATTATAACAGCTAATTTAGCTGCAGATGGATCAATCGGCTCATTAACAATAGTAAACGGCGGTTCTGGGTATACTGGAGCAACACCTACTGTTACTGTATCAGGAGGCACATTTAATTATGCACAGCCATGTCAGTTATATGTTGCGAGTGTTGGTAATGTAAAATTTCTTACTGCAGGTGGTGATGTAATAACTTTAAATTCTGTACCTGCATTTACTTTATTGCCAATAAATGTAATTAAAGTTTATACAAGTGACACTACATCTGGGATAAAGATTTTTGGAGTATGGTAAACATTGAGAATCATCACGATTATTTATTGCTGTGGGTATTAAACGCAGCAATGGCAGCTATAGGTATGACAGATATTGACACTGTATTGAAGATAATATTATTGATAATCACTATAGGGTACTCTATCCACAAGTGGGTGATAATGATAAAAGAAAGAAATGAAAAAGACGATAATCATCCTGGCACTGGTGCCGCTTTTGTTTAGTTGTAAACTACGAAAGGTAGCATCATACAAAGAATACGTTCACGACACTATGATTGTGAAGGACACGTTTATGCGTGACAGAATCATAAGCAAGGAGTTTCACGATACGTCATATGTTGACAGCCCTTGCGACAGTGCAGGTATACTAAAGGCTTTCAATCAGACCATTAAGGCCGACGGGGTTATGGTCAATGTATTCAACGACCACGGCAAGATAAAGACGATTGTAAAAAAGGACGCAGACACAACATCAAGGCAAGAGATGGTGCACGAAAAGATCGTGTCCCATGTTGAGTATAAGGAGATTGTCAAGAACAGGGTGCCTAAATGGTGCTGGTACTTGCTTGGCATCAACGTATTAATAATATTTTTTATCGTAGGAAGATGGTATTTAGCGAGCAAGGGAAGGTTTCTCATAAGAGGATTATAGGGTACATATGTACCATTTGTATGTGCATAAAGTTTTTGATGTCACCGATAGTTGACCCAACGCTTTCTGGCAGCCTTGAAATAATATGCATAGTCGCCATAGGCGGCACGGTAGCAGAGCGATTTGCGTCTAGGCCTTCAAAAGATTTACCGGCATCACCTATTGAGCAGTAATATTTGTATCTTTGCGGTGTGGACACATTCGTAAATCTTTCAGTAATCAATAAACTCAAGGTGCCTAAAAACATCAACCTGAAGACAATCAACGGGCAGAGCTTGGTTAACTGCGGAGACGGATGCGAAAACATCGATATAACCGGTTCCTCAACGAATAGCAATGTGCTTATCGACGGAGGGACTTTTTTAGTACCTACAAACTCTGTGTTAATAGACGCAGGATCATTCGTGTAAATGGCTATAAGATTAAGAAGAGGGCTCAACTCAGACAGGACAACTATTACACCGGAGTGGGGAGAACCATTGTGGACTACCGACACCAAGAAACTGTATATAGGTGACGGGGCTACCCCAGGCGGTAACCCTGTAGGTGGAGGAACTGGGGATGTTGTTGGGCCTTCATCTTCTGTGGATAATCGTGTTGTTTTCTTTGACGGAACTACGGGTAAACTTATAAAGGACAGCGGGCTTACTTTATCGCCTGCCGCTTTAACTAAGATTGATGATACAAATGTTACCCTAACTCTAGGTGGCACTCCGACTACATCTTTACTAGCTGCCACGTCTTTGACATTAGGATGGGCAGGGCAATTAAGCACCTCTAGAGGTGGTACTGGACTGTCAGCTTTAGGTACATCTAATCAATTAATTAGAGTAAACTCAGGTGCAACTGCATTAGAGTATTTTACTCCATCGTATATAGCAACTGCTGTTACATCTGTAGCAACTGCTGGGCTTATATCTGGTGGTACAATAACAGGGACAGGTACTATTACTACATCAATGTCAACCGGCAAACTTGTCGGTAGAAGCACCGCTGGTGCAGGGATAATGGAGGAGATAGCTATAGGAACAGGGTTGACACTAAGTTCAGGCATTTTAAGCAATTCAGCTACTTACACATCTCCATTAACAACAAAGGGCGATATATTTGTAAGAAGTACAGTAGATACAAGGTTACCAGTTGGTACAGATGGTCAGATTTTAACAGCAAACAATAGCGTTGTTGAAGGATTGTCTTGGCAAGATAACTATGCTGATTGGACTTCTGTTGTAAAGCACACCGTAAAAAATAACGGGTTATCAGGCACAATAACAAAAGGAACTGCTATATATGTAACAGGCAGTAACGGCACAAATATGCTTGTTGGTAGAGCAAGTAATACATCTGAAGCTACTTCTAGTAAGACTATGGGCTTAATGCAGTCTGATATTACAACAACAGGAGGGACTCAAACCGGTTTTGTTGTTACAGAGGGATTATTAGGCGGGTTAAATACAGCAGGAACAACAGCTGGTGACCCTGTTTGGTTAGGAGTCAGCGGTGCATTAATATATGGCCTGATTAACAAACCTTATGCACCTGCTCACTTAGTGTTTATTGGAATAGTTACTAAAGTTGGTGCTGGAAGCGGAGAGATATTTGTTAAAGTTCAGAATGGGTTTGAATTAAAAGAAATTCATGATGTAGATATTATAACAACTACACCTATTAATGGCCATATACTTGGGTTTGATGGAACGCTATGGGTTAATAAAACAATTGCGGGGTGGCTAGGATTTACTCCAGGTACGGTTACAAGTGTTACAGGAACTACCCCTATTGTTTCAAGCGGGGGAACGGCTCCGGCTATTTCAATTCCCGCTGCCACTACTTCTGTAAATGGATATTTATCATCAACAGACTGGAGTACGTTTAATAACAAGCAAGCTGCATTAAGCGGAACTGGGTTTGTTAAGATATCAGGAACTGCAATAAGTTATGATAGCTCAACTTATTTAACAACCATATCAGGTATTGCAGCAGGAGGTGAATTAAGTGGAACTTATGCAAATCCATCTTTAGTAAATTCAGCAGTAATAGCAAAAGTTTTAACAGGAGTTAATATTACAGGAGGAACTATTTCAGCTACTGATTCTATCTTAATTGCCTTTGGTAAAGTTCAAAATCAAATTAATGGATTAATTGGTGGATCTATATACAAAGGAACTTGGAATGCTAATACTAATACTCCAGCTTTAGCGAGTGGAGTAGGAGTTGCTGGTAATTACTATATTGTATCTGTTGCAGGTACAACTAACTTAAATGGAATTACTGATTGGAACATTGGAGATTGGGCAATATTTAATGGCGGTGTATGGCAAAAAGTAGACAATACTGATGCAGTAGTTTCTGTAAATGGTTTTACAGGTGCTGTAAGTTTAACAACTTCAAACATTGCTGAAGGTTCTAATTTATATTTTACTAATGTTAGAGCAATTTCTGCTATTTTAACTGGTTATGTAAGTGGTCCAGGAACAATATCAGCAACTGATACTATTTTAACTGCAATACAAAAACTTAATGGAAATATAGGTTCAATTGTTTCAGGTGTTTCTAGTGTATTTGGAAGGACTGGTGCAGTAGTTTCAGTTAGCGGAGATTATACAACTTCACAAGTAACAGAAGGTACTAACTTATATTACACAGATGTAAGAGCAAGATCATCTAATTCATTTGTTGCAGGTTCTGGAGCATATGATTCTACAACAGGAGTTATTACTATACCAACTAACAACAATCAAATTACTAATGGTTCTAACTTTATTACTTTAGCTTCTTTAAGTGGAAGCACAGGAATTAGTTATAACAACACAACAGGTGTTATAAGTTCTACCATTACTCAATATACAGATGCTTTAGCTAGATCAGCCATTAGTTTAAATACTACAGGAACATCAGGTGCAGCTACATATAGTTCTGTAACAGGTGTTTTAAACATTCCTGAATATACTTTAACAGGATTAGGTGGACAACCTTTAGCTACTAATCTTACTTCATTATCAGGATTATCATATGCTTCAACTTCATTTGTAAAAATGACAGGAACAGGTGTATTTGCTCTTGATACTAATACATATATAACAGGGAACCAATCTATTACATTAAGTGGTGATGTATCTGGAACAGGGTCTATTGCAATAACAACTACAATAGGAACTGGGGTTGTTAGTTTAGCTAAAATGGCTAATCTTGCAGCTCACACTATTATTGGGAATAATACAGGTACATCAGCAACCCCTTTAGCTTTAAGTGGAACTCAAGTAACTGCAATGCTTGATACATTTAATGGATCAACAAAAGGACTTGTACCTGTTCCATCTGGACCAGGTACTAATGTATTTTTAGCTGCTGATGGTAATTGGTTAAAAATTGCAACATCAGCAATTGCAGACCAATCAGGAAAAACATTACTTGCAAATACAACAGGATCTGCAGGAGCAGTAAGTGCTGTTGCAATATCTTCAATAACTACAGAATTAACAGCTGTTGTAGGAGATAGTGGAAGTGGTGGTACAAAAGGATTAGTACCAGCCCCAGCATCAGGAGATGCATCTGCTGGAAAATTTTTAAAAGCAGATGGATTATGGGCAGTACCAACTACTACAATAGGTACAAATGTAGTTACTAATAGTATGTTAGCTCAAGTTGCAACAGCTATTTTTAAAGGTAGGACTACAGCTGGAACTGGTAATGTTGAAGACTTAACAGTTACACAAGCCACTGCAATGCTTAATTTATTTTCTACAGCAGCTACCACTAAAGGGTTAGTCCCTGGAAGTAATGGTGTAGCAAATACAAATTTTCTTAGAGCAGATGGAACATGGGCAGTTCCAGCAGGTGGTGGAGGAGGAGGTGGAACTACTACTAACCCATTTATAATTAAGGCAGATAGTGGTACTACAGAAGGAACAGATTTATACACATTTGATGGATCTTCAGCTAAAACAATTAATATTGTAGCTGGAACAAATATAACAATAACAAAAACAGCAGGAACTTTAACTATATCTTCTACAGGTGGATCTTCTGACAATCCTGTAACATTAATGACAGCATTTTTAAACTACACATAACATGGATTTATCATTACTAACAACAGAACAACAAGCACAGTACTCAAAAGACATACTGTTAGCTGAAAGATTAAGAGCTTTAGGATTATCTTCTGCTACAGCTACAAACTTAGAGAACCTAATCCCATCACAGGCTTTAGAGTCTCTATTCAATACTACTCTTGTAACTCCTGGAGATGACACGGTATTAAGAGAGTATGCTCTTAAATTGATTAGAGACTATGCATCAGATCTTAAACAATCTTTCTTAGAAGATTCTATGCCTACAACACCTCCAGTTAAAGTGCCTGTTCCAATTACAAGTGTTGAGATAGCAAATGCCGTTTCAAATGGGTGGGTGTTTGTATCAGAAGGTAATAGATACTCAGTGTCTAGAAATGAAGAAGAATATTCAATAGAAAATACTATTGACAAAACAGAATTTAATAACTTATTAAAACTAATATAAAATATGAAATTTCCTAATTTTGGAGGATCAATCAACCTAGGTCAAGTCGTTTTAGCAGCAGCAAATACTGCTACAGATGGTTCAGGAACAATAAATGTATTGTTAACTGGAGCTGGTAAATTTACTAATTTGGCTACATTTTCATCGGGTACTAATTCTAAAATATTGTGTACAGTGCCTAACTGGGATATGATAAGTTCAGAGATAGTAGGATATGTAAAAAATGGTGATATTGTAACTATAACAACTACAGCAGGTATACCAACTGGATTAGCTATTACTACAGATTATATAATATCTGGTTTGTCTGTTTCTGCTAATAGTGCTACTTTTTTTTTAGTGAATAATGCACTTGCTCCTGCAACAATAGCTTATACTGATGCAGGAACTGCACCACATGTTTTACGTTTCCCTGGAGGTACAAGAGTTGATGAGGTAAACTTTATAAATAGCCAAGCATCTGCTGCTGCTTCAGCTGCTAACGTAGGTAAGTTATTTATGAAACCTAGAAACTCTTCAACTTGGTTCCCTATAAGAGAGGTAGCTTTACCAACACTTACACGTTCAACTACTGTTATAGGTAATAGGCAGACAATGACATTTACAGGCGGATTGTTTGTACCAGAAGGTGCACAACTTGGGGCTACAATAGCAGTATATGTAGGTGTTCAAGACACAACAACAGTATACGCAGTACAATCAAGTAATTTCTAATGTATTCTTATCCTTCAAACTATAACAAGAACTTTAATCCTTCTGGATTACCCTACTCTGTTATGCTAGCTGAAACATTAGATTTTCAGGCTAGGATGACAGCAGCTGGTGGTAACTTGCTATCACCTATTGAGTTAAATGCAATAAACTACTGGATAAGTCAGTACAAGTATTACAACTTATGGGATAAAATGGTAGCTGCATATCCCTTAGTTGGAGGAAGAGGTACTACTGGAAGCAAAGATAGTTTTAAGATAAATCTTGTTAGCAGTTTATATGGAATTACATATGGTGCAGGTGTTACTGAGGCTATGTGTAATCCAACAGGATTCAAAAATACTGGTGCAATTTCAAATGGAAGCAATACATGGTTAGATAGTGGAATATCACAAGGTACACTTATAGATCTTAACCCAGCAAAATCTTTGGGTATTAGTTGTTATGTAAGAACACATGAAGCTAAACTTAGTACCAGCCAAGGATGCACTGATATGGGTTGCATAATTAATAGTACGTATGCCGTAGTTCTTGATCTTTCAGCTTTATCTGTGTGGCTAACTGCTTCAGGAAATGTTATGGGTGGAACCTTAGGAAGTTATGCTGCACCTGCTGATTTGGCTAATAATGCTCCAAATAGAATGATAACAGGGTTTTATTCAATGTCTTATATAGATAATCAAAGTACATTGTTTAAAGATGGCTCATTAATAATGAGTACTAGACATAAACCAAATATAGGATCTATAACAGTAAAAAATATTTATTTAGGTAGTAGTATTTTAGCAGCTACAAATTTTCCAGCAAATTTTACAAACAGAGGATATGGTGGGTTTTATATTCACAAAGCATATACTGCTGCTGAAGAAAAGCAAAGAGTTATAATAGAACAAAACTTTCAAAATATGTTAGGAAGAGCAATAACATTAGGTGGTTATGAAACTCCAGTGTTACGTTAAACATAGGAGTATCAGGATTCTAAATATTTCATTACCTTTGCAATATGGCTAAAATAAACACATACGAAACAAGTTCCCCTGTAGTTGCAACTGACAAGTGGATAGGCACTGACTCAGTCGGCTCCACAAAAAACTTTGTGGCATCTGATGTAGCTGAGTACGTAAACTCAACAAATACAATCCCAGAAAATTCTATTTTAGGGAATAATACAAATGTAGAAGTTACGCCTTTACCATTATCTCCTGCAGAGGTAACTGAAATGCTTAACACTTTTGGCTCAGCTTTAAAAGGACTTGCACCGGCTTCTGGTGGGGGTACTACAGCTTTTTTAAGAGCAGATGGGACATGGGTGGCACCAGCAGGGAGTGGAGGGACTACTACAAACTCATTGGTCATTAAGGCAAACGGCGGCACGGTAGAGGGGACTAGTATGTACACCTTTAATGGGTCTGCTGCAAAAACATTAAACATAGTGCCACAAACTAACGTAAATACGAGAAGCTCGTCTGGTCAGTTAGATGTATCCGCATTGGACGGCATAACAGACGTTATGGCCTCTAGTTACACATTAGTTCTTGGGGACCAAAATGTATATATGTATGGCGGTACCGCTTCTCGTACATTAAAAATACCTGAAAATTCAGCAGTTCCATTCCCTCTAGGTACAAAAATATGGATATTTAATTTATCAGACAGCCCAGGAAGTCTTACATTGAACTGCCCAACTGGAGGCTTTTTATTTGGGAGCGGGACAGGTAATATAACATCATACATTATGCCGTATAACACCGGTAAAACAATAACAAAATTAAACACCGATACCTGGGCTATATCATAACATTAACAATTAAAATAGAATAAAATGGAAACAGTAACAACGGAAGAGCTAGAACAGATAGCCTCCACAAGACAAAAAGTTTTTGACCTTAAAAACGACATCGCAGAAAACATCATCTTTGAAGAGCGATGCAAGGCGGACCGATCACGTCTGATGTTTAACTTCAATCAGGCCGAGACCGAGTACGGCGATGTGCAGAAGCAAATCAAGGAAAAGTACGGAGAGATTACGGTCAATTTGCAGACAGGAGAAATCGTTCACAACGGTGATTAGAAAGATATCTGTAGGTTCTGACTATAAGACGGCGATGCATTACATCGTCGGTCAGAAGGTTATGCAAGACCAGTTCATCATTCATAACATCGAGAACGCCGGCGACGGGTTCAAGGTATGGATAGAGAACTCCGCTAAAGAGGTAATGGCGTGGAAGTTTTTCAACTACACTATGCCTGTATCAATTGAGTACAATATAGAATTTTAATTATGAGATCACCGTTCTGCTTTATAGCCGAACCGGTAGGGGGTAATAGGTACGACTCTGTGTCGGACTCAGGGATAGTCCTGAGTGCTTCACAGGAGGACCATACAGCCACCAACCGCATGGCTAAGGTAATATCAGTCCCTGTATATTATAAGGGGCCTGTAGTGCCAGGAGATACCCTCCTTGTACATCACAACACATTTAGGAAGTACTACGACATGAAGGGTCGTGAGCGTAACGGACCGTCGTACTTCAGGGATAATATGTACTTTATCTTTGACGACCAATACTTTATGTATAAGCACGACGATGTTTGGATGGCACCAGACCCGTATTGCTTTATCAGACCTACCGATGAGCCTCTTATGGGGGAGATTGCCTACATTAACACAGAGATGTTGGCTATGGGGATGGAGATTGGCGACATTGTGTCGTTCCAGCCTGAGTCGGAGTACGAGTTTAATATTGAGGGTGAGAAACTTTATAGAATGTTTACAAAGAACATATGCCTAACGAAGATTTAAAGAAGGAAATAATAAAGGCCGGGCGTATCGCCATCAAGGAGCTTATCAAGGTAGCCAAGGAGGAGATCATAGGCAGTATCGATGCAGAGGACTCTCTGTCTGCAGATAAGTTAAAATCAGCTGCACAGGCAAAGCGTATAGCTATCGAGGACTCGTTCAGCATCTTGCAGCGCATAGAGGAGGAGGAGTCCAGGATGTCAACCGCATCGGTACCTGATAACATTAAGTCAAACGAAGGCTTTGCAGAACGTAAATCAAGGTAATGTATACAATAGAGAAGGATCTCATACAGAAGAGTGTAGTTACTAGCTTTAATAAGGGCAAGAAATGGGGTTATGGGTACAACGAGAAGTACGACATTGTCGTAATCTCTAAGGACGGAACAATTGGCGATATATACAACATCAACGGAGTAAAGATTGCCATGCCAGAAGTACCTAACAGTGTTGAGAACAGGGGCGGAGTATGGACGGTAGAGAAGTACCCAGACGAGCTAAAGGCAATATCGTCAATGTTTGAATGGAACGATAGGGACAATATATTCAAGTCAAAGTGGGTCAACTACATAGAAGACCAGTTTGATCGAAGGGAGTACGGGCATTGGTTCGTAAACAAGAAGACCCCTACCTATATGACCGGTACGCACTGGATGTATTTGCAGTGGAGCAAGACCGACGTAGGTCTGCCAGACTTCCGTGAGTCTAACAGGATATTTTTCATCTACTGGGAGGCCTGCAAGGCTGACAATAGATGCTTTGGGCTGTGCTATCTAAAGAACAGACGTTCCGGGTTCTCGTATATGGCCTCGTGCGAGGTTGTCAACACAGGTACCCTCACAAAGAACGGTCACCTAGGGATAATGTCCAAGACCGGTCCGGATGCCAAGTCAATGTTTACGGACAAGGTGGTGCCTATAAGTCAGAACTACCCGTTCTTCTTTAAGCCGGTGCAGGATGGTATGGATAAGCCAAAGACGGAGCTATCGTACAAGGTTCCAGCGGCAAAGATCACCAAGAAGAATATGTACAATGTAGACTCGTCAACCGTTTCAGGACTGGACACAGTTATCGACTGGAGAAGCACGTCGGACAACGCCTATGATGGTGAAAAATTAAAGCTATTGATCGAGGATGAGGCCGGTAAGATTGTCAAGCCTGAGAATATATTAAACGGATGGCGTGTAAGGAAGACCTGTCTACGTTTGGGTAGTCGTATCATCGGTAAGTGTATGATGGGCTCGACCTCGAATGCATTGGCCAAGGGTGGTGCGAACTACAAGAAGATGTACGAGGACTCTAACCCAAGGAATCGAAGTGCCAACGGCCAGACTAAGAGCGGGCTCTACTCGCTGTTCATACCTATGGAGTGGAACTTTGAGGGATATATCGATAAGTACGGTTTCCCGATATTGAC